TCGATGGCTCCGGCGTCGCGCAGCGCGCGGGCGCGGATCAGCTGTTCCGGGGGGGGGGGCTCGCGGGGGGCGCGCCGCGCCGGGGGGTAGGGTGCCCGTACCCTCTGAGAACCTCTGTGCCACGGTTGTACTGGTCACCAGTCCACGTACCAACGTTAATCCCCACCGTATCCATATAGGCCCGGTAGATAGTGCTGGAACAGTCACCGAAACCAGATTGATCGGGGTTAAGACGGCCAGGCGCCTGTAGGTAGGCGAACTTCATTTGCCGGTCATACATCCACTTGTACACGGACCAGCGCTTCGACGCTGCATCCCCTCCCCCACCAGCAGGTGGAGGACTGGCCGCTCCTCCCCCGGCGTTACCAGGTGTCGCAGGGCTACCACCATTGCTGACGGTGTTACCGGACATGATCCATTGGCGAGAGTTCCCCGTCGGGTACGCGGTCACCGTCCCTGACGTCGTGGAGATATGGAGCATGCCGCTGCCGTCGGACCATGCGTTCTTGACGGAACCTGCATTAGTTCCACCATTCGTGGCTCCCCCGCTGCCACCGTTTCCCGGCCGTGACGGTGTTGCGGCGCCGGGCGTGGATACACCTGACGTGTCCTTGTTCTTAATGATCTGGTATGCCTGGTTGTACCTATTAGGGTACTTGCCGAGCACGCCGTCATTCAGGAACCCGTGTAGAAACGCGTCCAGCGATGCATTACCGCCAACGTTGTTAGCGACGCGAATGGCGTACCGTGGTCCCTGGTGGTACCCAACGCACCAGAGAATGAACGAGTCAGTGTTGGTGTTCGGGTCAATCCCCAGATTCTTGGCCGCCGTGAAATACCCCTCAAGGTCAGCGATCAACTGGAAATCCTGCTCTTTGGCGCCTGCCCTCAGCAGAGGGAGAAGTGAATCTCCCTCTGCCTTGGACAACCACCTGTTTGTCCACCACGAGTCGTTTCCGTGAGAGGACAGGTCGGCTTTAAGGGATGAGGCAACGCCGGCGAACTCCGTGGCGTGAGCAGCACCTATTTTCTTGAGAATGTCGGCCGCTCGCGGACCGTACCACTGAGCAATACCCACGGTAATCGGGTCATTGTAGTTGATTGAGTCGTATCTCATACTCGATTCAACCGTGCCGATAGCCTTAATGGCTACTTTCTTCGCTGTCTCATCCCAAGCCACTTGAATCTCCTAGAAAATGCGGTAGGTCATGTTCACCTGATATGTCTGGTTAGCAGACAGGATATCACCCGCGTGCATACCACCTGTCTTAGCAACATAGATGTACTTGTAAGTACGGTCATTGCCAATAACCGGCGACATAACCCCGTCATATGGTCTAGCCCAACCAGGTAGATCCATCAGTTTCACGTCATAACCCGCATTGGACGCGCCAACCTTAAACGTGCCAGTGATGTTCACGAAGTCACCGTGACGCTCACAGTTGAGGTAGTTATAGTCACGCTGAATCGCGCTAGCCGAAAGCGTATGCAGGTCAAACGACGGAGGATTCAGGAACGAAGGACCGCCGTTAATCCAATTGATAAACAACTGCTTAACGTGCCGATACCCGGCTTCCGTCATGTGAACATTGTCTACACCTTGATCCCAGGACTTAGCCTGTTCCTTACCGAAATGCAGCCAGGACCTTGACCCCTCGCAAACAATGGCGCCGAACGGCTTACCCGCCGCAATCACCTCATAGGTACGAGACACGCAGGACCTAGCCATCTGAACGTACTCGTTCAGCGACGCCTCGTTATAGGTGACGGGCAGGACGTAGATGGTCGCGTTGGGGAAGTGCTGACGAACCAGGGAGAAGAACGTTCCCGCCTGGTCGGTGACGGAGTTCTGTGCCCGAATGTCGTTCAGCATGTCAATGAGGAAGACGTACTTGGTGGCACGTTTCTTCTCATCACTCATTCGGGAGCGAGCGTTATTCACCTGAGTAATGAAGTTGTTATCAGGCGTGCTTGTGAAACCGCCACCTCCAATGGCATAGATATTGGGATTGACGCCCATATCCCTACACAGCCCCTCAGTCCATCGAAACGCCTCAATAGTGGCGTTAGACGAACCAAACACGACACCCTCAGTGAGTTTAGGGTCCTCAAGAAACAGGTCGTTGGCTTGTGCCTTCGTGTAGTAGTTATTCAGAATATTCTGAATATCGGACTTGACCTTTTCGATAGCGGCGTCAATCTTCCCGATTCGCTGTTTGGTAGCAACCTGAATACGAGAACTATCCTTCATCGGAGCGTCAACGAAATCGCCGTCCTCGATACGGTCGAAGCGGGCATCCACAAGGCGTGCCTTGAACGACTCAATGAGTTCGTTCATCGCCCTAATCTTCGCATCAGTACTATTGCGAGAGTCGTTGAGGAAGGACTCAAAGTCATCTAACTTCTTCTTAGAGTCCTTGGACCACTGCTCGGCAATCTCGTTGATCCGCTTGACCATCCCCTCAACTTCCTTGCCGAAACCCTCAGCATAGGTGATGGTGTCAATCACGGCTTTACGAATACGCTCAAGAATTTCGAGAACGGTTAGACCGTTGTTGTAGGTGAACGGCGTGGAATATGGCGTTGTAGGCGGGTTCAAGCGGTACAGGGCAGCGTCAATAGCGCTCACCCGGGGGTCGTTAGTATCCATACCAATCTGCTCCAATCATGTCAGTAGGTGGCGTCCAAACAAGCATAAACAGCGGCTCAAGTTGAGCAATCACCATCATATCAACATTAACAATAGCGTCGCGGTGCGCCTGAATAAGCGACGCCATAGACCCCGAAAAACCTTCCTGGGAGGACGTGCCCGTCCCGTCGCTCGAGGAGGTCGACGACTGAGACCCGCCGCTCTCGCTGGTCGACTTGACACCAGTGAGAGACGTTGAGTCAGCGGCGCCCGTCGCATAGTCCCCGTTACCGGAGAGCATCACCTGAGGGGTTTCGGACTGGACGGCCCGTGACTTTGCGTCAGTGGACGACGTGGAGTTCCCGCGCTCGCTGGTCTCAGCACTTGTTCTGCTGGTACCGGTGCTCGAGTTCTTGGACGTCATTCGGACGGTCAGGAACGGGTCTCGCTTGGTGAGTTCCGCCTCGTACATCTGGTTGTAGTAGGGCATGATCTCATTCATCTTAATCTTTAACTGGAAAAGGAAGATATCAATGGTCTCGTGCCCGATCTCGTTAAACCAGAAATGAGTTTTGATCTTAGAGTTCAGGGTTAAACGGTAATCCTCCGAGAAAAGAGGATAATGGGACAGAGCGTCGTCTATCAGGCGTTCGTCGATCTTTCTCAGTTCTGTCGTGTAATTACTCATTGGGACCTCCTAGATCGGTGCTGTTCACGGACTCCTGGTCTGCCAGCGGATTCATCTCGGTCATGGGGTTCAGTTCCTGCATGTCCGTAGTACCGGCTGAGTCGTCAAGATTCCACGTCACGTCCACGTTCAGCCCGTACTTGGCGTTAATCCACTCGCACGCATACTTGCGCGCTTGCAGGTTCACGGCGCGCATGGCAAGCACCTGACCAGAAGAACCGCTTGCTTCCTCTACGACCATCCTTTCTTTCTTCGAGGAATTGACGTTCATAATTCCTAGCAGGGTTAGTGCCTCGTTCCAGGTCTTAACCTTTGCTTCCATCACATTGGGCAGGTAGTCCTTGTTGATTCCCGTGGAGATGGAACTAATCTTGTCCTGCAAGGTGCCTATTCCGGTAGCGGAGGACACCTCAGCAATCATCGGATTACCCTCAGCCAACTGCTTGTACGCATCCATAACCGACTTACGTTCGTTCGTGTCAGCCGTCAGAAGGACCGGCACGCGCATATGAATGAGGTCAATCTCAGTAGTTGTGTCAATCTCTGCAAGACGGTTCGCGTACACACCGATAATGTCGGTATCTCCGGTGCGCAGATAGTTGTTCCAGATAGGGACACAGAGATCGGCCTTCATTGTCTTGTTGACCATTGTGTTTCCGTAGACAATAAACTCAGTCGGGTTATTGTACATGTTAGGCGTCCCCATACCGGAACCGCGTAATGCGAAATAACGACTGAACTCATCGTCCCAGAAAAACACTGACAATCCCTGAGAGAACAAAGTCATCTCAAGAAACCGAGGATCAATCTCCTCTGGAAGACCAGTCCAGTGATAGCGGTTCATACACATTTCGGACAGTACGCGAGCATACATCCTCGTAAGAACCTGACGGCGATTCTTTCCCGGCTCGATGGTCATTTCCTTAAGGAAAGGCGCGTAGATCGCCTCTCCAACAAAATCTGTTCTACTCACTTCAAACTTCCTTCCTTGTCCCAGATAATAGCCTCATTGTCTAGCGACACGTCACCATAGAATTCACTGTCAGACATAGGAGAATGCCATACCGTCACACCTTTCTCAAGAATACCGCGAAGAGTGTCAATATACATCTGAGGGCAGGACGAAGAAACAATGCGAACATCATGACACTTCCAATAACTAAACCTGTTCATCGTCTGTAGCCGTGGCGGCAACTGAGAAAGGAAGAAATCGCAAGCATACCCATAACGCTCCCAGAACTGTCCCTGCCTACGAATAACGTCAACCGACACCATCTTCAACTTAGCGAACACTACTGCACCGTTCATAATCCAGTTGAACGGGTCACCGCCATTAGCACTAGACACCGACGGGGGAGTGATCTGTGCATCTCGCACACTTGCGTTAATGGCCGCAATCTGCTGCTGATAGTCGCCCTGGGATGCCCATTTAGCCAGATCGCGGTTAGCGGCCGCGTTGGTGCCAGTGAGCATGTTCTGCTCACTTTGGTTAGCGCGAGTAAGGTTCTGTGAAATAACATTTCCCAGATTTCTAGCATTAATGTCAATGCTAGTAGAGATATCAGACGTTACCTGCCCCTGAACATACCCGCCCAACTGACCGATAGCAGACATCGGGTTGCTGAACGCTGTTCCAGCAGCACCTCCAATACCGGAGATCGCACGATTGGCACTATTCACCTGCTGGTGAGCCATCTGAGCGGTATTAGCCAGCGCTGTGTTAAGGTTCTGTGCGCCCAGGTTGTTCTGCATGATCGCGTTACCAGCACGAATGCCACGCATGGTCGCGTCATAGGACGTATCTGCAGCACGCGTAGACTTATCGAGCCCCCAAGTAGCAGCATTACGGTTCTGCGCAATTGAGTGAGCGTGGGACGCGTACCAGATCATGCTCTGGTCGTTAACAACTGGAACGTGTGGGAAGTTGTCAATAACCATCGCCTCATTCACGTACTCAGTATCGGTCTTCCACGCTGTATCATTCTTGTCGCTGTTGTACCCGTCTACATAGGCAACAATACGAGGGGACGGCGGAAGCAACTGAAGCTCAACCCTAAGTTCAAGTCTCTTTCCCCAGTTGAGGTACTCGGGTGAAACCGTGAGAGTTTGCCCGTTATTGAACGACAATTCAATGTGCATGTATGGAGACGTGTAAAACTTAAAGAACCTCTTGAGTCTCTTAAGATTCTTACCCTTAATATTGTTGTTGTTAGCCTTAAAGAAATCGGGCAACTTTGTCGGGTGGAAATCGTATGCAACTTCAACATTCTGAAAGTTAGAACTGTGTGTTATACGCTTCAACCCGTAATTGCCCAACTTACCGGTAATGGTCTCTCCACTAACAACATTGGCGGGGACGTAGTAGATATCTTGAATCCCCTGTGACACCCACGGAGCGTCACTCAGTTCCTTCATAATCTTAGGAAGATCGGTCAATGAGCACATATAGTATGATGCGCCAGAAATGAGAGAAATTGATTGATTGAGTGCTGACGCGTCCAAATGGGGTACGGTGCTAGTAACATTAGCACCAGTAGCCGCATACATTGAAGGGTTGCCGGTAGTTCCGAAATCGGCATTAAGGTTAGTGGTAGAAATAATGATCGCCACATAGTCGAATTGCCGATTAAAGTCGTTAACCTTTCCGGTCACAAGATTACCGAACCAACTCCGATAAATAGTCTGTCGCTCACCAAGAGAGAAACTCTCAGGCTGTTTGAGCCAGAAACGCGCGTGCGTCTTAAAGTAATCGAAATTCCAGTGCTCCCTCAATTCCTTGGCAGTCTGCTCAAGACAGTGTGACCGCTCGATATATGCTGACCGGAACTTGACTCGATTGTGGTAAGTCTGCCATACGTCAAGAGAAATATTTAACTGAGTAGTCTCGGGAGCAACGTAGTCTACACTGTGAATGAAGTAAAAGAATGTCGTGGCCCTATTCTCCTGAGAGATCGGAAACGCATCGTTCTGGACAATGAGGTAATTGAAAGTATTGGCCTCACTGAACGGGATATTAATCCTCACCGGAACATTCTGTGCACAGTAAGTAAGATGATTGATCGAAATGGTGGGGATGTTACGATTTCGGTTGTAGTCCCGAATGTACTTAATCGTCTCCTCTGTGCCGTCAAACCAATACACGTCCCTATACATCGAGTCCCACGGCACGTTACACAAAGTAACCTCAGTGCCCGGTCCCCACACCGAATAATCGAACTGAGTGCCAAACGAGGCGCCATTAGGCAATGAATTAACGGTCGGCATATCTTCTCCAAACTGAAATGGGCACCGCCCAGGAGGACGGTGCCCATCAGTATAGGAGATAGTCAGCCGCTAAGGCCAGCCACATTGACCTTAGGAACAATGCTCAACTGCTGAGTCTTAGTGACGTACTTGCCCGTAGACGGGTCAATCCAAGAAACCTTGACCCGAGCAATCACCAACTGACTACTCTCATTCGGACTCATGTAGATAAGTCCGTCATTGTCAATGCGAGTACCCGTGTCCTTGTTACCCTCAATCGACCACTGCTCAGTGAACTCGATATCCTCCTGACCAGCCTTGAGCCCCGTCAGAACAGCCTCCAACTGGGCCGTACCGCCCTTGACCATGCGGGCAGACGTCTTATCCACGTTACGCACGTCCTGCTCGTTAGCGTCAACAACAAACTGCAAGGACTCAATAGCGACCGTACTAGCAATCTCAATCGAGTCCCGAGCAGTATCAGGTGCGGTAGAGAACTTGACAATCGGAGCGAACGGAGAAGCGGAGATAATCTCCCAGTGATGCAGGAAGAAGTTAGTCTGCCGAGAAATCGGGTTAAACTCGGAGGTGGTCTCAAGAGACGTATCAGCGATGACGAAGAAATCCTTAGTGGTCAGGAAAGCCTGAACACCATTCATCGCAATATCCTCCTGACGAATCTCGATAATACGAGACGGAACGTCAGCGTAAGACACGTTGAACAGGACGGCCAGCGCGTTAACGTCAAGGCCCGACTTGACCTCAGGCGTAGCGAACAGGATAAGGTCCTCAGGCTTAGCCGCAACGGGCATCTTAGCGCCGTTGAACCGCGTAGAAAGGAACTGCATGTTACCAGCAGTAGCCCGAATCTTACGCAGCAGAGAACGCGCCTGAGGCTCCGTTGAATCCATCTTAGCAACGTCAGGAACGTTAACGTTGAACATCGGATACTTGTTATCCATAACCCGGAAAAGAGCACTCATCATGAGGTACTCATCCCAGTTATCCGCCGTAGTAGGGGAGGACATGATCTGCTGCGTCAACTGGTCAAGCCCGGACGGATCGAGGAAAGCACGCTTGAGCGTGTTATCGTCAACCGTGATCTTGTAAAAGTCCTCACGGTCTACAGTGTGGAAAGCCGTGGCTACATCAAGATTGGCTCGGCCAAAGATATCGCGCTCAAGGTAATCGCGGTCATGGTTGTAGTGGTTCGCCTTAACGATACCGACCTGAATCTCCTCGATAGTGTCGCCGAACTCGAGAGCACCGCGCTTGAGTTCACTCAGAGGGTTATACCAGATCGCGTTACGCGCGTACACGAGCCCGATACGGTTAATAAGAGACTCAATGAACTCGTTCTTGTGGGGACGGAAACTGAAAATCGCGTCAGCAACGTCCGCCACATTACCCTTAGTCGCAGCAGGAATTCGCTTATTGTAGTCAAGCGAAGCGTCATTACGAATAGCGTTAAGAATATTAACGTTATCCGCGTTACGGACCTTACCGTAATACCGTCGTGCCATTACTTCTTCTCCTCATCATCGTCAGAGTCGCTAGTGGAAATGAGGTCATCAAACGTAACGCCCTCGTAATCGGCCGCACCATCCTCGCCCGGCATCTTACTCGCAGCATCGCTAGGGTCGCTACCGGGCTGCGCCATGAGCAGGTCATAGTTCTTACCCTTGAGGTCAGAGATCATCTTCTCTTTCTCCTCAAGCATCGAATTAAGATCGGTCATCTTGGAATCGAAACCACCAGCAAAATCGGTCATCTCGTTCCAGATGTTTGAGAGATTATCGAGCGTATCGGAATGGTCCGCTCCGAGAATCTCCCCCAAACCACTAAGGGCAGCACCGAACTTACCCCCAATATCATCAAGAAACCCCATTGATCTTCCTTTCCGTGCACAAAAGATATGGTGGGGACTTACGTAACCACCCCATCACTGCGGGGAGAGGGCCGACAGCCCCAG